CGATTTTGACCGTAAATCCTCCTCGTTGTTGGTTATATTGAGCTAGATTTGTTATAAACATTTTTGACTCTTCATCAATACCCTGTATTCTAAAGTCTTTAGCAATCATGTTCAATTTTTGCTGGGAAATGGACATTCTTATTAACTCTTCCTCAGCAAGACCTGTTTCGTTAGCAATTTCTCTCAAATCTCTTTTTGCATAGGGGAAAACCTTGAAGGATTTGGTTTTCTCATCAAAATAGGTCATTGTTGAAGTCATTTTTACCACTTGATTCTGTAGTTCCTCAACATCTTCAGAAGCCAAGTACATAAGTCTAAAAGGATCTGCTAGATCGCCTACCGCAACACCTAATCTTTGGAATGCCGACACTGCGTTGATAGCTCCTTCAGGTGTGAATATTCTTTCAGCAAACGTAAAGATTTTACTCATGTCGGTCCTCATCATTACTGCCTTAGCCGCCATACTTGCCATACCTGCGGTTCCTCTTTCGAAGCCATATTTATTCAGCTCTCCAAGATTCTTCTGAACCATTGAAAATACCGCATTCGTATTTACCCCGATAGATCGTGCAATGTCTACCGTTTCCTGTAATGTATCTCGTATTAGACCAACTTGAACACCAGCATCCTGAAACTTACCGACCATTTCACCAACTAGTTCACTACTTACCCCTACCGCTTGGCCAGCAACATATAAATCCTGAACTGTTTCACCTAAAGTGATGACGTTTGTGTTGAGTGCTTGAGCAATTGATAACTGAATATTCAATACATCCTGTAGGTCTCCACCCAACCCCGAAATACCTGGTGTTGCCACAGCAATTTCCTCACGTAATCCTACGATTGCTTTTTGTGTTTGCCCAATTTCTCCAGCAAATTTTGCGTTGAATGTTGTAAATTGTTGTTCTAACTCTATAGTACGAGAACTCAAAGTAGAAAACGCATCTTCGACCCCCTGTCTTAATTTCTTAACAAAGTCGGCTATTTGACCCGGATTCTGATTGGGATTCGGATTGGGATTCGGATTGGGTGATTGCATGCGATTTTATCTGATTCTAATAAATAGAATCATCAATCTTTTTTATTTGAGTCCAATACTTTGTCGATCAAATATCTTCTAGCATATGTGGGTATTTTGTGATATTCAGTCCATGAAATACCCAATTGTCTTGCTAAGACAAAGAATTCATCTAGTTGGTATTTGGAATAATCAGAAGAAAACGCGAAAAAATTCAGCCCCGAAAGTGACATCGACGGTCACTTTTTCTCCTGACGGGGCTAAAACAGATCTTCTCAGATCCAATCTTGGTTCATTAACATCCAAGAAATTTCTAATGAATTTAGAATCCATAATGGGTAAACCATCAACAAACTTAGCAATTGTGCCAGGTGTTTCATCACCATTTATTGACACAATTTGTTTTTGTAATTTCCATGTTACTTTTGGAGCAACTCTACCAACAGGATAGGATTCAGCCTGTTTGTTGATTTCCATAATTTCTTTGTAAGTAAGTGGACGGATTTTTACAGAAGTACCTGATTTGGGTAATTCAACCGAAAAAGTACCATCTTCCTCAGGTTCTACTTCACCCCTTTTGATATCCAATTCATCCAATTGGATTTCACAACCAAATCTTTTTCCAGTTTCAGGATCCGTGACTTGGATTTTATATTCCGACCCAAACGAGGTATTTCTCAAGAAAATAAGAATCGCCTCGATGTCACCATTCATCATATCATCAGGACGAAGGTCTGGTTCATATACCTTCGATCTAAGAAGCGTCATAATCATATCTTCAGCCTTTGCTGCCATGATGATGTTCTCATCCGCCGCGGTTAGGTATCCGACTTTTACACTCTTCTTTTTATTCTTATAAAATTTTCCTTCAGACGGAAGTTTCACCACATCGTGTGGAAGTGAAAAATCTTGTTGTCCGTATATTTTTACATCATTTTCCATAAAAAAAAACACAGGGAATTTGTCCCTGTGTTAATTATACCATGAGTTGCTTATTAATCAACAATAAAAAGTAAACATCTTAGTAGACTAAGATACAACGGTCCATTTGGAGTGTTGCATCCAATGTCGCCAATGTGTCCTGAGAGTAGTTAGCTTCAGACCAAGCTGTCTTTGTGATCATTGTACCTTCCAAAATCCATTTTTCCACAACAACACCTGTTGGGTCCAACATTTCAAGGTCAACGTTTTTCTTATATCCCGCAGCGTAACCCATACGACCAGTTACTGATTCAGCGTGTAGACGAACCCACTCCATAAGAGCCTGAGTTGCCGATGGACCGATTGGGTCACGGAATTTAACATTTATAGAATTCCATTTGAATCTACCTGCAACAAATGTAGAGGTATTCAAAAAAGGAATCTCAACTGGGTTGATGTCAATACTTGGACGACCCGTTGATTCAACGAACCACTCATTTATACCCAACGTAGAATCGAAACGTAGGATAAATCTATTGGTTCTTTTTGGTTCATAAGGAACCGGCATTTTCATTAATAAGTCTGCCATGGTATGTTACTTTTTTTTGTTTTTTTTATTTTTGTTTATTATAAATACTGCCGTTTAAAATTTTTGTCTTGACTTTGTTTTTCGAAAATTTATTATCTCTAATATCTAGTTTTAACACCTCCAGCAGTAGAATAGGTCTTAAGAACTGGTTCATCTTCAAATTCCTTCTTCATAACTTCTACATTTCTTATATCATCATCTGAAAATCCTATTTGAGGTACAAATCTATTCTTTACATCATCTTTTAAGAATACATTTTGCCCTAGTTCTTTTGCTTGTCCTTTTACATATGAAATAAATTCTTTCATTGCTTGAACTTTAAGATCTTCAGGAGAAGACGCAGAACCCTGACCGAATGTTACAGGATAAAACTTTAGTAGGTCCATATATTCACGGATCAAATCTTTTTTCCCTTTTTTGTCGTCACCCACGAAGTCACGGAATTTTTTTAGATTCTTGATGAGTAAGTCTTTATTAAGACCCATATGATCTGACACAATCATATTATAAACAGCTTCTTTTAGAGTGTTAGGATTATGACCTCTTGCGGTAATAATTGAAAATATAGACCCATTATTGACAGCCTCCACAAAGTCAGCCCAAGCAGGACCTGGTTTGGCCTTCATACTGTCAATCAAAAACTGTCTGTCACCCTTTGTTGTGAAGTTTCTGAAGGGATCGGGTGCAAAACCAGTAATGGTATGTCCTTCATAATTGAAGGGCTCCTTACCTATCTTTACACGGTATTCTGCAAAATCTTCTGTAGACATACCAACTTCTTTACCATCCTCAGATTGAACGATTATTTTGGTTGGCATAAACATCAAATTGTCATCCCAATCAAACGCATAGTATTTAAGAGTTGGTAAACCCAAATCATCAAATCCTTCTTTTACTACGTTACTCATAAATTATTTTAAAGGCTAAAGGTGGGGATTTCTCCCCACCATTTTTTTTAGATATTTTCAAACGAAGCACCTGTTGGTGTAATCAAGAATTCAATATCGATGAATTCAAGAGCTCTAGTTGGTTTTAGGTAAATCTTACCTGTCATAGTATTTCTATCTAAGTCAGCAGGATCGTTAGAAACTGTCACACGGAAATCGTATAGACCACGGTCTCTTCTGATTGCGTCAAGGATAGGATTTACTGAGTCAAGGAAGTCTTGTCTAACTTTAGCATCATTTTGTTCGAACAACAATCTTACCGCCACCGCTGAAATCAACTTACGAGCCTGTAGTAACAATCTTCTTACGTTGATTCTGTTAAGAGCAGTGTCAGCTATTTGAAGAGTTTTATTACCCCAAATAACAGTACCAACGTCAGAGAAGGTTGCAATTGGGTTTATACGACCTTGGTAAAGGGTATCTCTTTGGTCTTGTGTTAGTTTGATACGAGCCTTTACAGCATTTACCAAACCTCTTGTGTAACCCGCAGTTGCGAACCAAGGGAAAGAAATATTATCTGTAAGAGCCAAGTTTCTACAAACTTCATTTGTTGGTGGAATGTAGATTTGAGTATTATTTACAGTATCTCTTACTAAAATCCATGGGTAGTAAGTTGCAGTGTAGTTAGAATCAATACCTGTATTACTCAAATTATCCACCGCCT